GGCAACAACAAGTCTTTGGAATTAATAAGCCACCCAAAGTGACGAGCTATACACCTCGCTTTAAAGATGCCCAGATACGGAATGATGCGGATATTCAGGCATCAGCAGATTGGTATATTCGCAATGGGTTTGTGCGCCAAGGCTTGCGCGTGATGAGCCAGAGTAGTCTTGCGAGCCATGATGAGCGTGATATTGATCGTCTGCTCGCAGAACGTTCGCTGGATGCCCAACGCAATGGTCAGGATGCTGGTCAGGGTGTGCCGGGCATGGAGAATTTTAATATGCCTGGGATGGTGTTGTAGAAGTTGGCTTATTGGGCGTGAGTGTGAGGGGTAGTGTCTATGTCTGAACAAATTCCAGTATATACAAAATGGGAAGATATTCCCGATGGTATAGCTACTAAGACGACTTTGTCTCGTGACTTTGGTTTGAAATTGACCAAAGAGCAGAAACCTGTTGCACAAAAGAAGCGTTATAACCATCGCGGTAAGCATGTCGGATACTATGACCTTTATGCTATGAGTGAAGCTAAACCAAAAAGAAAACCTACAGAAGCACAGCTTAAAGCCTTAGAGAAAGCCCGTTATATGGCTGAAAAGCTAGAAAAGCGTTGCTCAGACTGCAATGGGCTTGTTACGAACCGCTATGGTGATGCTTGGCTGGTTACACGCAAGGAATGGATAGATAATGATTATGATCATTTCGTCTGTGGCTTTTGTGAGGATAAGTACCGTGCTATCCAGTGGGCTAAACATATCGTGGAACTTGAGGATGTAGTTATTCTCGACACGGAAACCACTGATTTGCATGGTGAGATTATTGAAATTGCCGTCATTGATATGCAGGATAATACAATCCTTGACCAACGGATTAAGCCATTAGGCGGGATAAATCCCGAAGCGGAAATGGTACACGGTATTTCATTAGAATATTTAGCCGATTGTCCTACATTTGCAGAAGTCTATGAGGATATTAAGCAAGCGATTGAGCAAAAGATAGTTGTCATTTATAACGCTGATTTTGATAGAGCAAGGTTAGAAGCCGATTGTGACCGTCACGACTTAGAACCTATCAAATTTGGTTACGATTGTGCCATGAAGTTTTATGCTCAATATTATGGTGAATGGTCGAGTTATTGGGGTTCTTATAAGTGGCAACCTCTGAATGGGACACATGGCGCATTAGGTGATTGCGTCGCAACTTTAGATCTAATTAAGAAAATGTCTAAAGCGAATCAGTCTGTAGAAATACCTTGATAAATGGAGACACCGAGATGTCTAAAACTCTTAGCGAAATTATTGAGTCTTGTAAAGACGGCGAACGCCCTGAGTATGACGAATTACGTTTTGCCGTTTTAGCACTTAGCCATATCCAATCATTTAATTTTCAGGACATGCTTAAGGTTTATCAAAAGTCACCTGATGAACCTTTTGGGTTGAAGCGCATTGCGGAAGAAAGTTTCAATCGAACAAAACGTGTAATGGCAGTTCCTCCTAAAGAATACCTCGGTGATAACTGGAACCCCGATAAACCAGAATATCAGAAACAGCGGAAAGTGATGCGAAGACTCGCCAATAAAATATTTGACAGTTGAGAATTGTCCTTATTGGGCGTGATGTGCGATGTTGATAATGTGGAGAGCTATGCTCGAAGCATCGAAAACTACAGGCTATAGATGTGAGGTGCATTATGGCGGCATTATCAATTACTGCGGCAAGTGTGAAATGGATTAGTGGGGTTCGACCCCGTAACGTGAATTATGGTGCGACGATTGCACGAGGCAAGGTCGTCTATAAGGACAGTGCAGATAATGAGCATAAGCTCGCGGATTGTGACAACGCGGCGATTTCGTCTGACAGTGAAGCAGCTGACGTGGCGGGCATCGCTGGGACGGATGGTGCTGACGGGACGAATGGTCAGTTATTCCCGAATGGGGCAACGATTGACATCGGCGCAACAACGACTGCGGGTGTTCCTTATTGTTTGGGGTCATCTGATGGGACGACTGGTGGGGCGGCAGGTGACATCATGCCTTACGATGATTTGTCGTCTGGTGATACGCCTGTGTTTTTGTTCTGGGGCAGTGGTACGTCTCAGGTGACGCTGGATATTAAGAAAAGTCCTGCGGCGCTGGCTTAAAGACCCTCACCCCCTAGCCCCCTCTCCCTCATGGCGAGGGGGAACATAGAATCCCCAAGAATTATATTAGGAGCAAATGATGAATGTGGTTGAGCAGGTTAAGAAGCGTGTGCGACGTGCGGCACAGGCAATTGAGAATGAGTTATCGGTCTCGCATGGGATAAATGTGAGTGTGGGCGTGAGTGAGACTGCTAAGAGTATCACTGTGAAGATTAAGGTTGATGCGACTGACGAGGCATCCCCAGAAGAAGATGTGACAGATGACGGCACCGAGACAGACTGACCCGCGTCGAGGGACCGTGAATGATTTGGTGACTGGCTTGCTGGATAGAGGGTATGACCAGCAGGCTGTTCCTGTTTTGCGTGGGATTACATCGACGCTGACACGCGACGGGAGTTTGCTCCAGACCCGATTGCGAGAGGTCGAGCGACGTGCGGCTGAATTAGAAGAGGCTGGGGAACAGTTCCAAGCGGATGACCCCGTGCTACGGGCTTTTTTATCTGACCTTGATACGGTGATGCGAGGTAATGCTGTGTTACTGGATGGTGCAGGGGAGGGCTTGCAGGCGAGTGGCTCGGATGCGGCGGGTACGGTGCAGAGGCAATTGGCGTTACCTGGTTTCACGGATACGCAGTTGCGAGCGGTTGGGGTGCAGTGGAATACGCCTGACCCAGAAGCAGTGGCTGAGGCTGTGAATTACATCCAGAGTAATAGCTGGAGTGAGATGTTGGAGCGAGAATTTGCTGGTCTCATCCCACGACAAATAGGTGAGCAGGCTGTCGGGGGTATTGCTCAAGGGTGGTCGCCGTTACGGACTGCGCGTGTGTTGCGTGATTCGAGTGAGACTTTGCCATTGTATCAGGCGAATAATTTGATGCGGACGTTGCAATTGACTTCATACCGTGACGGGACGGCTGTTCATCAGAATGCGAATATGGCGATTGCGCGACGGGTTATCCGTGTGGAGACGCTCGATGCGCGGACGTGCCTCTCATGTGTTAGTTTGCATGGGGATGTGATGTGGGATAGTGAGGCGAATGCTGGCGAGCCAATTCCACGGGTGAATGACCATCACCAAGGACGGGGTACGAGTGTGATTCAGGTTGTGGGGCGTGAGCTGAACATGGTGACAGGCGAACAATGGTTTGCGAGTTTACCCCGTGAGCGGCAACAACAGCAGGCGAGTTTTTTGCGAAGTCCTGCGAAGTGGGAGGCATACCAAGAGGGTGCGGTACAGCTCCGTGATTTTCGGCAGGACTATGAGGACGAGACGTTTGGCGCGATGATCCGCGAGGGTAGTCTGCGAAATGTGTTAGGTGCAGGTGCTAGTCAGTATTATCGTCGTCGGTAGGAACTTACATTAGGTTAGTTGACCAATCAACTTCAAAAAAATTTCTATCATCTACCTCTTCTGATTCAAGAATGTGAATTGCTTGCTGAAGTTTCTTTGAAAAATCAGATAGTCTTTGAATATACCAAGTCCATTGCCCTGCACGAAAATAAAAATTGTCACAAATTCCGTCTTCACTTATCAGAGACTGATAAACAAAAGTGTGTTTTTTAATTAGCGTACTCTTCGCAGATTTAGTTGGCAATCCGAATCGTTGTAATTCTGTAGGATTTTCTCCCCCTTCAAGATACTTTTGTAATTTCTTATCTGGCATTTTGATATAAATACGAATATCACTATGAAATAATTTTGTGCCGTCTTGACGCAATATGGATACAATATATATGTACTTGTCATCGTATACTTTGGCAACCGTAACAGGGTTCCAAACTTCAATCGCACCCCACTGTTCTAAAATTTCTTTCGTCAGTTTCCATATTTCTTGGGCATCGAAATCACTATTCATTTTTATCTCCTTAGCTTAAATACATTATATGTGAAATCTGATAATGCGCGTTATTGGGCGTGAGATATTTCATGATGAGGGTGAGATTAGTAGGCTGACCTCGATTTTTGTGTTGGAGGATGGGGACGCTCATTGCCAAGGTGAGACGAGAGGAAAGCAACTGGCGAGGTGTGATGCTTTGCCAGCGTAGACATTTGGTGGCGTGATGCCACAGGAGATAGCGTGATGCTAAATACTCGTAATAGTCGTGGGCGGATTCGTACTGTTAGTCGTATCAATGAAGCGCGGATGAAGGCTGGTTTGCCTGAATTGGGAATTAGCTTGAGAAAGCGTCGTACTTGGTGGGCTGATGACGATGATAGCGACGACGATGGGGGTTCAGGTAGTGACAGTAAGTACAACCCGAAAGACATGGCGGAAGCCAAGAAGATTATTGCTTCACTGACTAAGCGTGTTGATGAGCGTGATGCTACTATCAGCGAGCTTAAAAGTGGGCAAGAGTCTTTGGAAACGCGGATACAGGCAATGGAGTCTGCGGCGCGTCAGCGTAGTGAGGAAAGTGGCGACTACAAAAAGCTATATGAGGAACAATTGGCAGAGGTCGAGCGACTGAAACCAATTGCCGAACGTGGCAAGGGTGCAATTGAGACCATTCGTGGTAGTAATGACGCTCGTATCGCCAATATTCCTGAGACTATGCGGACAGCTGTGCCGACGGATTATCCGCCTGAGAAGCTCCAGACATGGCTGAATGCTAATGAGAGTTGGCTTACTCGTGAGCCTGCCCCTAATTACGATGGTGGTACTGGTGGTACAGGTGACGATAACGCTAAGCCTAAGTTGAGTCCTGAAGATCGTGAGGCTATGGCATTGATGGGTCTCAGTGAAGAGGACATGCTGAAGGCGAAAGGCGACGAATAAGAGGAGTAAATTATGGCGGCTTTTGAGTTTGCCTTTACATTGGGTGCCGGGAATCATTATCCCCCTGCGCTCTGGATGCTCCCTGTGGCGGCATCGCAAGACATTGAAGTTGGCGACGCGCTGACTATCAGCAGTGGTCAATTGGCTGTTGCTGGTAATGGTGATGTGATTGCGGCGATTGCACAGGAGAAAAGTGATAATCAGGCGGCTGGGACAGAAATACGGGTGTATATCCCTCAGCCGTATCATGTGTGGCGAGCAGTGGCTTCGGCTGATGCTTCGAGCAATGTATTGGACGGCACGGATACTTACGACTTGGGTACGTCTCAGGTTGTTAATCTTGCCGATACGTCTGGTGGTGGCATGCGTATCATCGAGCAATACGATGTGGATGACAACACTGCGATTCATGTTCAAATCACTAACGCCTTCTTCGGCGCGTAGTGGCTTAGGTTAGGAGACTGAAATGGCTACATTTGGTAAGTTCAAAAATTTCACCTCTCTCGCTTTAGCCTTACGGGCTATCTGGATGCGTGAGTTGTTGATGGAGAGTGCTGTGAGTGGGTTGTATAACATGGCTTCCAGCACTAAAGCGGCGGAGCGTACTCGTGGTTTGGGTAAGCTCGGTCTGGTCAGTGAGTTCAAGGGGACTTTGGAAACGGTAGAACCTGAAGAAGGCGAATTGAAAACCTTCACACATAAGGCATATGCTGACCAAATCCCAATTGAAATGGATCTGATTAAGGACGAGGAATACAACGTCGTCAATCAGATGTTGAGTGAGCACGCGATGAGCTACGACCGCACGGTTGTCTATCATATGAGTGCGCCATTCAACAATGCGTTCGCTAGTAGCGGGTTGGGTGCAGGTGCGGCTGATGGACGTGCATTGTGTTCGACCGGTCGTAATGGTGGTAAGGCTGTGCTGAATAATAAAGGTACATCCGCATTGACCCACGACAATGTTACGGCGACACGCGAACTGATGCGTCAGTTCAAAAACCCACAAGGGTTAGTTCTGCGCGTGTTGCCCGATACTCTGGTTGTGCCGGTGGGACTAGAAGCTGAAGCGGATGAAATCGTCAACAGTGTGAACCGTAGTGACAACGCGAATAACGCGACGAATACCAATCGTAATATGGGCTACATTGTGGATCCATTGCTCGATGACCAAAACAATTGGTTTATGGTTGATAGTCGCTTATCGAAGAAGCATCTCTGGTGGTTCTGGCGTGAACGTCCGGGCTTCGTGGTTCATCCAGCGAGTGAGTATGACCTCGTTCTGCGTACTCGTGGTTACATGCGCTATGCGTTTGGTCCTGATGACTTCACTTGGATTTATGGGCATGAGGTAGCGTAACTCGCCCTGAATTGACTTTCAAACGATATTGAAGCCCTATCCCGCGTGGGTGGGGCTTTTTAGAAAATGAGGTATTGAGATGGCAACAAATTTTGCAAATGGTCTAGCGATTGATGGGTATCAAATTCCTGCTTTTGCAACGGTTAGCCCGAGTGCGGAAGATGGTGATGTGGTGACTGTAACTATTCAGCTGTATGCGGATGCTCAAGGCGCACGTGCGCTGGAGAATGTTGCATCGGTTGATTTCTGGCTATCTGATGATAGCGGTGGCGATGGTGTGGCGGCGACTGCTCCTGATGGCGGGATTGCGGCGACTACTGGTGGTGATAATCAGGTTGTTGCTGGTAAATCAGGCTTTTTGACTTCGGATGCGACGGGTGCGATTGTCATCACTGTTGAAGAATCGGGTTCGGATACGTTTTATCTGGTCCTGCGTTTGCCGACTGGTCGTGTGATTGTATCGTCTGCACTGACATTTGCCGCATAAGATAATACGTCTTATTGGGCGTAAGAGAGGTGAGATGTGATTCAGCGAGTGACGATTGATGTGACGAGTGCTGGTAGTGATGGCAGTGCTGTCGGGAATACGGATAGTCCTCAGATACAGGGTGAGATATTGGCTGTGCATCTGGCTTATACGGGGCAACCTTCGACTGCGGATGTGACGCTGAAAATGGTTAGCCCTGAGCAGACGATTTTGACTGTGGGTAATGCTAATTCAAATGGCTGGTTTTATCCACGTGTGGCGGTGCAGGATAACCTTGGCGCAGGGGTGACATTCGACGGTACGAATGAAGCCTATGAGCCGTTCCCTGTGCATGGCAAGTTGAATTTGGCTGTGGCAGACGGGAATGATGAGGGTACTGTTCGGGCGGAAGTGTTATACCGAGTAGGTCGATAATGACTTTCACGTATGAGCCAAGTACGACACCCAGTGACTTGCTTGTTGTTCGGTATCACATTGCGGATACTGAAGAAGATTATGCCATGTTCAGTGATGAAGAGATTCAGATGGTACTGGCATTGGAAGGTGGGAGTGTCAATAAGGCTGTCATCAATCTGATTAACGGTACGATTGCGCGGTTGGCACAAGAGCCTGATATGACTGCGGATTGGCTGACGATTAGTTGGCGACGGTCAGCTGATGCTTGGAAGTCTTTGCTGGCTGAGAAGAAAAAGGCGTTTGGTCTGGGCTTTAGCTTGAGTACGACGCAGGTTGACCCGTATCGCAAAGATAGCTTGCAAGGTCCTGTGGATGGTCAGACGACGTATACGCCTGATTATGCTGATAAGCGGACTACGGATTATCAACGGCGTGAGCGTGAGCATCGAGATGATGACATTGTAGGGTGGGACTGACCCCTCCCTAACCCTCCCCATAAATGGAGAGGGAATTTAAACATAGTTTAGTGAGGACACTCGAATGGTACGGGCAAAATTTGAAGTTATATCAATTGAAGAAGCTATGAGTGATGTAGATGTTGGACGTGTCATTCTTCAACCTGTTTATGATGAAGATCCCAATAGTGAAAATGGAAAGTTCTTCCGCTATACCCCCGCAGGGCAGATAGATTTGTCCACTATAAATCCAGAAGCACTCAAGCAATTTGAAGTTGGAAAAGAATACTACGTCGATTTCACTCCTGCTGAGTGACATCTGAGAAGGGACATTATTGAGCATGACAGGTATACGAGCGCGGACGATTAAACGGGTGCAGGCGATGGTGAATCGCTATCTTACGGATAGTTGTACCTTGCTGAAGCAGGGCGACGCGAAGGGTACACATAATGAACCTTTGAATGATTGGGTTGTGACTGCTTCTGGTGTTTCTTGTCGTGTGATTCGTGCTGGTCAGCAGATGAATGGTAGCAATGCTTTGACTGGTGGGCGTGAGACTTTGGTGGATAAGCATCGGTTGATTTTACCCGTCGGGACGACTGTCGCGGGCGAGTATCGGGTTGAGATGGCAGATGGTCGCCGTTATGAGGTCGTCGATGTGATGGATGATATGACGGACTCTGCATATGTGCAGGTGATTATTAAGCGATTGCGAGAGAAAAATGGCTGATTTCGATGTGACGGTTGATACCAGTGGGATGGATCGTGTTCTGCAACAAGAGCCTCAGAAGGTCAATCATTGGCTGGATGGATTTGCCTCGGAGATGGTGTCGAATATTGTTTTGTCATTTGGCACGTCGCCTCCGGGGTTAAGTTATACACGGGGTGGTGTGACACATATTGCGAGCCAACCTGATTTCCCCCCGAATGTGGATACAGGGACATTGCGTGCAAGCATCCGCTGGGAGAATACGGGTTCATTTGAGCGGACTATCTTCGCTGGGACAGAGTATGCGGAGTATCTTGAATTTGGTGCTGAGGATGTGGGTTTGTTGCCACGTCCATTTATGGGTCCTGAATTTGCGGATGCTCAGCAACGGGTTGGCGAGGATGCACGACGTAATCTCGGATTGGATGACATCTAATGGCTTTGGACGCACTTGGGGCAGTCTCGGAGATACTCAGTGATTATATGAATGGTCTGGGGCAATGGGGCGCGAATGTTAGCCCGGTTGAGCAGGTCAGCAATATCTCGTATCCCTACCTAACATGGTTCTGGAGTGGTGGCGGTTCTGAGTTGCAGGCTGTGCATTTACGCTCTGCACGATTGCAAATGAGCGTTAAAGGGGTGTGTGGCGAGGAAGATGGTATTGTATCGCCCTATAACACGGCATTGGTGATGCAAGGTGAGATTGCTGATTTGCTGGTGGATAGTGGGTTGCAGGATGTTGACCCGCGATTACCTAGCCACACTGATTGGATGGTGTTGACAGTCACACAGGGACGTGTCATTTACCAACGGGTTCAATTGAGCGACGGAAGCTGGAGTCATCATGCCGGGCATGTGTACGAGTTTATGATGGAGAAAGTGTGAGGTTATTATGCCTGCTTTTAATAGTAATAATGCTTATTTAAGCATTAATTCGCGTGTTGTGGCTGACCCTGATGATGCGACTGAGAAAGTTTTCAAGAGCTTTAGTATGTCGAAATCGACAGGTGATGAGAATGTGACCGGTGGTGCAGGGACTGAGTGGGAAGACCACGCAGGTAAACTGCAAGTCATCAACGGCACAATCATGATTATTTATGACACTGACCGTATCAATACGGATATTGCGGCGATTGCCGATATTTCACAACAAGGCAATGTTGTCCCGATTGTGTGGGGACCTGAAGGTGATGTTTCGGGCAAATTGAAACATGACCAAGATTTCCTCATCACTCAGATTAAGGGTCCTGAAGTTGCTGTGGATAAACCCTTAGTGACCATCGAGATGACGGTCATTAGCAGTGGTACGCCACGTAGCAATTTATATGATGGAGATACCTGGTCATAGACCCCTAGATCCCTCCCCATAAATGGAGAGGGACTTTCATGATGAGCTAATTTGATTTGTTGATTCAATACGAAAGGATAGTTGATGGCTAAGAAAAGTTTGCCGATGCCAGAGGTCGATTTTTCGCGAGTGGGGCGGAAGTGGACGCGGAAGTTCAGTGATTTGGTGCATGAGGCGCAACGGTACAACACGGTTCTGCTGAATATCGCCCCCGAAGGAAGTAGTTTAAAGGCGATTGAAGACTATGAAGAAACGTACCAAGCGTATTATGCAAAATTGCAGGATGCTGGTACTCGTCAGTATCAGGCGATTGCTGATGTGCTGGTGGCTGTACCTCAAGAGTGTTTGACTAGCGATGCTCCTGAATCATCGAGTATTGATTGGACGGATGCTGAAGCGTTTGATTGGGTGCGACAAGATGTGATGACGGAATTCATCACGGCACTCCAGACTGGTGAATTGGCGAAGCAATCGGCAAAAAACTAGCTTGGCATTACGCGCTGGGAAGTAAGGCACCGGGTAGCGTGAGTTTTTACCCAGATGAGGTTCAGCGATTGGACGATGCGGAATTGTTTCTCCTAGGTGCTACAGTGAAGGACTTGGGATATGACTGTATGTCGCTTCAATTGGCTTACGACATTCTGGAAATACAATCGGCTAAGGCTTACTTGAAACATGGTAAGTTACCCGACCAGCCGTAATGCCATACCTCGATAGATACCCTCGAATAAATCCTCTTAGCCCTGCATCTGATGGTGTGGGGCTTTTGCGTGTGCGTTGCTTGGGCTGGAGAGCGGTAGCTTATGACTGATAAGGGATGTTATTAGGCGTGACCTTCGGGCGCGATGAATTGGCATGACGGTTGTTGCGACTTTGAGCGGTGTGTTGCGACTGGATGACAGTGATTTTGTCAGTGGGATGCAACGCAACCGAAATGAATTAAATAGCTTTGGGCAACGGATTCAGACAAGTGGTCAGAACGTTCAGCGTTTTGGGCGTGATATGACTGTTGCTACTGCTCCGATTGCCGCATATCTGGGAGCGGCGGCGGCGACTACGCAGACCTTTAATCGCAATATGTCGAATGTGAATGCGATTTTGGGGATTACGGGTGATGAAGCGGCGGCTTTACGGGCTGAGTTATTAGCCTATGGTACGGATACTGTTGCGGGTCCTCTGGCTGTTAGTGATGCGTATTATGCGATTGTTTCTGGTGTGGCTGATGCAAGCACGCATATGGCTATCCTGGATGCGGCAACTCGCACCTCAGAAGCTGGTCAAGCAGATTTGATGGCGACGACCAGTGGCTTAATCTCAGTGATGAATAGTTATGGCTTCGCGGCTGATGATGCGGCGTTTGTCTCTGATGTTTTCACCCGTACTGTGCAGACGGGTGTTTTGACGATGGATGAATTGGCGGCGGCATTCCCGCAGGTGACGGGGTTGGCATCGCAGTTCAACATTGGATTAGATGAATTGGGCGGTAGTTTAGCATTTTTGACTACGCAAGGTTTCTCTGCTGGGCAATCTGCGACATTTATGCGCTCGATGCTGACGACAGTCTTGAACCCGACTGCTGATTTAAGTGCGGCGATTTCCGCGCTGGGATATGACAGTGGAGCGGCGTTGCTCGAGGCTGAGGGGTTAGTGGGAGCGTATACATTGCTCTCACAACAGAATGGCGGTCTGGATGGTCTCATTACGAATAGCGAGGCATTGCAGGGTGCATTGGCATTGACCAATGACGAAGCGGCTGGCTTCTTCGATACCTATAACTCTGGTATTGATGGGGCGACTGATCGTGCTGGTGCTATTCAAGACCAGACTGAGCAATGGGAGCGATTAAAAAGTCAGGTGCAAGGGTTGACTATCCAGATTGGTAGTGCGCTGATGCCTGTCTTGTTGACTTTGGTTGAGGATTATATTGGTCCTACGATTACGGCTGTGAGTGCATGGATTGACGAGAACCCTGAATTGACGGGGACAATTGTGTTGTTGACTGGTGCATTGGTTGTGGCGGGTCCGATCATCGCGGGTGTAGGGACTGTCATTTCAATTTTAGGTGGCATTGTATCGGTTGCTACAGGTTTAATTGCCTTGCTTACCCCTGCGGTGACTGCGGCAGGTGCGGCGTTTGTTGCTAGTGGTGGTGGGGTTACTGGAATGGGTGCGGCACTATTGGCTGGTTTAGGTCCTGTTGGTTTGATGGCTATCGCTATCGGTGGGCTTGTCTGGTGGATGAGCAATCGTGAGGGTGGATTAATGGGTTCTCTGCTTCAAGCAATGATTACATTTAACCAGCTAATTGCAGTAATTAGGGAAGCTAATGGAGCATATCTTTTGTTTAAGGAAACAGTGTCCCAGAATTTAAATGTTGAACAAAAGGTTGGTTTAGCAGGTGTTGTTACCAATGTTGTAGGCTTTTTCTCTGGTGCTTCAAATGCCTCTACAAATACACCGCCACGAGCTGGAGGTGGTGAGGTTTCGCAGGGACAATCATATGTTGTGGGTGAGCGAGAACCCGAGGTGTTTGTTCCGCGAGAACCTGGAACGATTTACAACCAAGATCAACTAGCTGGAATGGGTGGGGGTATGAGTGTGGTTGTACAAGCAATCTATGCGAATAGTTATGAAGGCGGACGTGCGGCGGCAGACGGATTGTATGCACGGATAAACGAGTTGAAGCGTGGACAAGGTATAGGGTAATGGATGAACTGTTGCGTTTTGGCTATGGCGATTATAGCTATATTTTCCCCTCGACACGGCAGGTGAGCTTGCAGGGCGATTTTGGCGATGCTCAGCCGAAGAGTGCGCCTGTATTGGGGATGCCTGGTGGGGCGTATTTGTACGGGATGGATCCTGCGCCGAATGGGACTGGCAATGCACAGGGGTATTTCTGGCTGGAAGCGTATTCGCCGAATAACATGGCGAGTTTACGTGATGGGGCGAAGGCTATGCTGGATTGGGGACCTAAGCATCTTATTAAGCGATTGCAAAATGGGGTGCAGGTCTGGACGTGGGGGATTGTGACGAATATTGAGATGGCGCAGAGTGTGAAAAATAAACCTCATGTTCGTCAGCTGATGCAGATTAATTTCCATTGCCCGACTGCTCGATGGTATGGGCATGATGGCGAAGGCTTATTTGACCAAGGGGAGAGTTTGTTCCTCGATGGCTTGCCTGTGTTCACACCAAAGATTGACCGTCAGGACGTGGGTGATACGGATACGGTCGAGATTACTAATAATGGGTCAGCGACTGCGAACGCTTATATTCGCTGGGAAGCTCCTGCTGGTGTGAGCATCACCAACCCGACATTGACGCGCAACAATGAATATGGGCAGTTAGCGGATAGCTTGCAGTATACCGATAGCCTCGCGCCTGGTGATGTGGTCGATATTGACGGGCGCAATCATCTACTGTTTGAGAATGATGTGGTTACTCCCTTTTACTCGAAGTTGACGACTTTGCATGGTGGATGGATACAAATTCCTCCGGGGACGCATACGCTGACAGTTGCTGGGACATTCAGCGGGGGAGATGGCAAGTTGACTGTGGATATATGGGATACGTATAGATGACCCCTCCCTAACCCTCCCCATAAATGGAGAGGGAATTATTGGGGAAGTGTTGAGCTGTTTTTCTGGCCAATTTTTTACAGCAATTAATCGACAAGGTTTTGAGTTATGCAGGTTTGGGTAAATATTTATGACCCAACATACAGCGAAATAGTGGCAAATCGTTTGCGTCCGATTCGTGCGAGTTATAAGCGGAAGCTGGATGAAGCTGGAATGGGACGGGCTACGTTTGCACTTCAACCGCGAGCATTGGCTGAGATACGGGTGCGTCGTGTCGTGGAAGTGTGGTTATCTGACGTGAAGCTGGAGTGGGATGGATCGAATTATAACAAAGTGCCGTATGCACGGAAGCTAGGGGCATTTGTGATTGAGGCGATTAGTCCTGATGCGGTTGCGCGGACGATTACGGTACGCGGACCTGGTTTCTTGAGTAAGTTGATTGACAAGATTACGTTGCCCGGACTGGCATATGAAAATCAGTCAGTGGCATCTGTGCTGAGTAATTTGGCGAGTTTGGCAGGATGGACCGTGAATAGTGAGGCGGCGTTATCGAGCCAGAACATTTCAGTGCGTTTTGCTGGTGAGAATGTTTTGCGTGCTGTGCGCTTCATCGTCGAGGCGCAGGGGTTGCATATGCGCGAGAGTAGTACAGCGAAACAATTCGATGCAGGGGTATTTGGTGATGTTAATTCGCATGCTTTATTCGTGAAGGGCGATAGTGCTGAAATGGCATTCCGTCGGGATGCGCCGATGATGATACAGAGTGCCAATATCACGGAAGAATCATCTGATGTGGTGAATAAGGTCTTCGCCTATGGGGGTGGTGATGGGGACGCGGCACTGACAATGGAACTAGCGACTGGTAGCAGGGGCTTCGTCGATAGTGAGACTGCGAATAGTCGGACGCATTGGTTTATCGCGGATAGTGCGAGTATTGCTCTGTATGGGGAGATTGGTCGCCGATTGGATATTAAGCGGATTAATCCGACGGATGCGACGGACGCGGCACTGACCTTTGCGAGTGTGGCTGTGGCGGATGCGGCGAAGGCATGGCTTGACCGTCATTCTGTTCCTTATGAGCGTTTGGATTTACGGGTGCAGAACGTCAATGATGTGATTTACCCGGGTGATAAGGTGCATGTGACGTACCAGGATGTGATTAACCTGTACGGGGTGCCGTATCAGGAACGGAATATTGATGAGCCTTATTATGTGATGTCGGTTGAGGAGCTGGTGAGTGACCAAGGGCTGGAGACGTCGCTTGAGGTTGCGAATATTGACCGATATGAGGAGAGTGCGGCAGAGATTATCGTGGGAATGGTGGATAGCATCGAGGTTCAGAATATCAATATTCAACCGTATCCTGCACCGTATTACTTCCCTGCTGGGATTGCTCCAATTGATACCAATATTGCTTACGCTAGTAGCTTCATCGTCAATACGCAGACTGTGCGATTGAATAGTGCGAAGGCGTTTATCTTTAGAAGTAGCTGGACTGCTGTTGCTGGGGTTGCACAGGATGGGGGCGATCATCGTCATTTGATGTTCAATCATGTGGGGTCGTCTGGTGGTGGACCTATATCAAGTGATTGGCAGTATTATCACGCTACCAATGTTGATGATACGGTTTTGCGGACTGTGTACATCCCGAATGTGGGTGGCGGTGCAATAAACCTCTATACATTTGGTGGCTCAGGCGATCACAATCATGACACCGAATTCAGTGAGGTGCAGGTCGATGATGGGGGAAATCTGCTGGAGGATGTGACCTTGAAAATTGACGGGGCTACGGTCAGCACGGGTTTGTTCCCAAATGGGAATACGGATGATTATGCTGAGGTCGATATTACTGACCCGTTGAAATCTGGCACATTGCGTGGGGTGCATACGATTGAGGTGGAGTGCGGTGCAGGGAGAGGGGACATTTATTGTGTCCTATTCATTGATGTGGATGTTTCGAGAGTGAGGGTTAGTTAGATGCCTGTAAGTTATACGCCTATGAGCGGGGCAGACCTACCGCTCACTTTATCAAGTTTTAATACACGCTTTCAAAGTATCGAAGATTATTTCTTGGCGCTGGTCGCGGCGGGAGGTGGTCAGCGGACGTTTGATGCTGAGGCTGGCGAAGGCTTGGGTGATCGTGCGCCTGCGTATCTGGATTTGAGTGATGGCAAGATTTACCAGATGGATGCTGATGCGGCGGGTCCTAAAGCTGGGACAATACGAGGCTTCGTTGATGGGACGACTACAACTGGAAATACGGCAACGCTAGTTATTGGTGGGGAGATGGACGGCTTCACTGGATTGACGGCGTTGCAGGTTGTCTATGTTGGGACGACTGCTGGAACCATTACGCAGTCACGCCCTAACCCCTCATTGGCTGGTAGCCAAGTGATGATTGCACCGATGGGGCTAGCGATTGCTACGGATACGGTGATTGTCGCGCCGAATAAAATTCAATATCAGAAGCGAAATGCGTTTTCTGATGATGACACTTTATCCATTCAGCATCATGCGGATACGAACGGGTATCTGCGGAATGTATGGGCTTATGTGACTGAGAGTGAAGCAGGAGCTGAGGCTGAAGGGTATTCAAGTAGTAACCAGGATAGCGATGTAGAGTTACAAGTTGCTTTGTCAGTGAGAGATAAATTCACTAGTTGGTGGGATTTAGATGAAGCATCTGGGACGCGGGCTGATGCTCATGGATCTAATAACCTGACGGACAACAATACGGTTGTATCTGCTACTGGTAAGAAGGGTAATGCGGCTGATTTTACGCGAGCCAATAGTGAATACCTGAGTGTGGCTGATAATAGTACGCTGGATGCAGGTGATATTGATTTAACCCTTGGTTGTTGGGTGAAATTAGATAGCAAGCCTGCCAGTATGGGCATTATGGGGAAATGGGATGGCGATACTGAGTACATTTTGTATTACAACACATCCTCAGATAGATTCCAGTTCATTGTGAATGACGGTTCTGGTACGACACTTGTTAATGCCGATACGTTGGGGTCACCTTCGACTGGTACCTGGTATTTTATTATGGCTTGGCATGATGAAGCCAATGATACGATTAATATTCAAGTCAATAATGGTGGTGTGGATAGCGAGGCACATTCAACTGGTATAAAAGTTGGGACTGCTACGTTTGCATTAGGGCGTTTTTCAGCGTCTAACTATTTTGATGGTCAGATGGATTCTCCGTTTTTAGCAAAAGACCTGTTTACATCCGATGAAAAGACTTGGTTGTATAACGGCGGTGCTGGGCGTTCCTATGAAGAAACCAATGGTAATAAAGAAAAATTGTCGCAGACTTTCACACTGGCGAGCGAGACTGATATTGCATCGGTTGGGTTATGGCTTAAGAAAGTGGGCAGTCCGACAGGGACTGTGACTGTACGGATTGAAACTACGTCAGCAGGTGAACCTACGGGTACGTTGGCTGATGTAGATGCAACAGCAGCCTTCTTAGAGAGTACCTTGGGGACGAGCTATGCTGAACAACTTGTCACGTTTAATTCTGAATTTACTTTGAGTGCAGGTACTTATGCAATTGTTCTGAGTACGTCTCGGTCATCAGAAATAAATAATTACATTGCGTGGGGAGCGGATGGTAGTAGCCCTTCGTATTCTGGCGGTGCCATGTTCTATGAGCAATCTTCATCATGGAATGCTGAGAGTAAAGATGCTGTGTTTAGCGTGAATGAAGCTGGTGTGACACACCCGAGCAAGGTGGGCGTTGATTGGTGGAGTTCGACTTATGCTGATGTTGTGAATCGCTACGGTGATGGTAGTGGAGCGAATTTATCGACGCAGACTACTTTCAAATGTTTACGCGATGCTGGATTTAGTGACCTGACAGTTGTTGTGGAGATACCTTGATGAAATTGTTACGCTTTGCACTTATCTATGTACTGATGTTGATTGTCACGGGGGTGGGGTTAGCGCAAATAAGACCCTTGCCGACTGTGCCTGCGCCGTCCAATCTGGGTGAATTGTGTGCTATGTATGCGCCATTGGAAGATTTGAATGGTCCGAACTGCCTTAATCCTGTTTGGTGGGATATGGAGGGGTTCATCAATATCAATGCGGTGGTGCGCTATGTTGGTGCTGGCAATAGTATCCGCGTGGGGCGTGTTGCCGGGTATGCGTGGCATCGAGATGAGAATCGGTATTACTATTTGCTTGAGAATTACAATGTTGCTGGCGATTATGTCTCTGTTGCTCCAGAGAGGATTGACAACTGATGGCTGAATTTGTGGTGGTATTGGATGCACCGAATAGTATGAAAACTAAGACGGTGCAGGTTTATCTTGAGGATGATGCCGGGGATCATCGTCAGATACGCCGTGAAGATGTACCGATTGCGGTTGATGTAGCGACCTATGTGGAAGAACATTTTGTGCAATTGTGGATTGAGTCTGAGCCATTGGCAGATAGGGTGTGGGATGCGTATTTCGAGAAGCAGTTCCGTGACTTATATCGTGAGGTGGTACGGGCTGGGGTGCAAGCGGCGCGAGGGCAATTAGCGACCTTGGCAGATGTGACGCTGGCAATGGAAACTGAGTTGTTGACATCGGATAAGGCGGGAGCATACAGCAGACTGGTCACACTAGCGACAGGTGCGACTGCGTCTCAGCGAGATGCTTTCTTCTTGGTTACCTCGTTTTTGGTGCTGAATAAGTTCATGAGTGGTGACTAAGAAGGGGTTTTATTGGGCGTGACCCCCCTGTGATGTGCGTTGGTGAGCTTACCGAATGGTAGGCTCATTTTATATTGGCATGGAATGGGTTCGGTTGAGAGATGAGACCTGTTAAAGAACATATTGAGGCTATTCGCTTAGGTTGGGGATTGGTCTGGAATACGGAGATTATGCGGAAGATTCGCTTAGGTTTTGAGCGAGTGATGACTCTGTTTTGGATGCTGATTGGTGGCATCGGACCGTATCGCTTGATGCGGTATATGTATGGTGCTGTTGGTGCAATTAATCTGGTGCTGATTACGAGTAGTGATATTCCGAGTGGGATGGACATTATCACTCAGAGTGACACGATGCAGTATTGGATTGCTTTCGGGATGATTGCTTATGCGATGCTCCTCGAAAAAGACAATATTTTCATGCTGACGCTTGGTAGTTTAGGCGCTGTTTATTATGCGATGATGGTTGGCTCTGGGACTGTGAGCGGTGTGATTGATATACGCGGTGCGCTGGGCGTGACTTATCTGCTGGGCTTTGCGGCTTCTGCCATGGTGGCGAGTTATGCGGCGTTTATTGGGTCTGAGACGCATGCGAAGTTGCTCAAGACTGTTAGTGAGGCTGAGGCGTGGCGTGATACGTTGACGCTTGCTCAGAAGCAGAATAAACGCTTGAAAGATTTGTTAGTTGAACACGGTATTAGCGTTCCAGAGAGTATGTAATGTGGGAGTGGTTGAGCGACAGTCCTATAGGGGCGGCATTTGCTGGATTGGGCATAGGCATTGTTGCCATGCTTTATTTTTTGGGTGTGACGGTTGCGCCTGATGATGAAGAGGTTCGGGAGCAGCTGGACGAGACTCAGCCTCTGCCGATGATGCCTAATTTTGATAATGCAGATGAGGCGATTGCTTGGCACGATGCACAGGCTAAGCATTATAAGGAGCTTAAACGAGAGAAGCTAGAGCAAAGCAAATTAGTGGAGTTGCTGGAGACTGCGGTGCTCCAGATTAATGAACTTAAGCAGGATGTAGACGATTTGAGGAGGGAAAGAGATGAAGACAAGACTGATGTTAGCGTTGTTGGTGATGGTGTGGATGTTCATGATGGTGAGCATGCCAGCCGTAGCGCAGGAGGTTACGCCTGAGCCTGATGAAGTACCCGTAATTGTGGTTGATGATGCTGATGAGGATTACGAAACCATTATAGGGATGGTCGTCGTTGGCAGTATTTCTATCATCCTTGTGCTGGTGAGTGGGTATCAGAATGGCAAGTTTATCGAGGGTGCAGGTCGTGCTATTCGTATTATCCGTGATGATGGTATTGGTGATGTTGTTGAAGCTCGTATTACGCAATGGTCTCCAGAGCGACGGCGCTATGCTAATTCTATTCTTGATGTGATTGACCCGTACACTGATTTCAAATTCACCGATTTAGATGATGAGGTGAAAGCGATGCTCCGTGATTGGTTTGATGGTATTTCCGAACCTCCCAGAGAAGTAATTTTGGAAGGGAATCTCAGTGAAGCTCCTCACTAGATTTTTCATTGTGCTGTTGGCGTTGGTGCTGACAGCATGTTCATTTTCTGCGGATAGGCTGTATTTTATCATCCTTGCGGATGGTATTGAGTGGTCTGCGCCTGATGTGACTGACACGCCCAGCGTTACTCCTACAGTGACGGTTACGCCTAGTCCGACAATTACGCCGACGATTATTCCAACAAATATTCCGACTGCTACGCCTTCGCCGACGATTGCGCCGACTTTTGAGCCTAGTCCTACACGTGAGTTTTTGAATGAGGTTCGGGTTAATTCTAACGTGAATGTGCGGTCTGCTCCGAATGGTGGGGTTGTCCGTGTGGCATCTGCTGGCAGTACGTTTGAGGTGTTGTCTCAGCGTGATGGTTGGTTGCAGGTGGCTGAGGGTTGGGTCTTCTTTGGCGATTGGGTTGAATTCATCAATGGTGGCATCGAGGCTGTGCCTGTTTCACAATCTGCTGGGATGCGGATTAGCTACAATGTGAATGGTGTGGCTGTGCCTGATTGGGATTATTTGTGGGCGCATTTGGAGCGATTGCAACCAACGACGCTTCTGATAATGGACAATATCTTCAGGGCGTGTGAAGCTGTTGAGCGATTGCCGAATACGGTTATCATCCATCGGGATTACTCACGGTTTGAAGGTGAGGAGTGGGCTTTGCGTCCGAACCCTGCTGAGTGGATTTTCCGCTGGAGGGGTGAGGGTTGCTATGAAGTCATCCGTTACTTATCCAATGAACCGAGCCTCTATGATGTAGGGGCTTTTATTGCTTCTGAGATTGCGTTGATGGAAGCGGCACGAAATGAGGGTATTCGTCTGGCTGTGGGTAATTTCGCAGTTGGGACCTTACCTGATTGGGCTGTGAATCAGGGGTTGTTTGATGATTGGTTACGGGCGGTTATCCGCGGTAATCATATTATTGGGGCGCATGAGTATACGACGGGTATTCTTCCCTTTGGCGTGGGGGTTTATTCGCGTGAGCAGTTGGTCTCACCTGCATCGATGCACCCAGACAATTGGGTGACAAATTTGCCGATAGAATATCTGCCCTTCTCTGCTCAGAGTGCGTTTGACCCTGTGCGCTCGCCGTTTGGTGCTTATGAGAGTTCTCAGGTGATTCGTCCATTGGTTGCCCAGAGTGTAGATTGTGGTGGGTTACTCCCGACTTACTGGCATATCCTGCGGACGACATGGCTTTTATTGCGTGCTGAGTGCATTGGTTTGGATAGTTCTCAGATACAGATTATCAATACTGAGGGCTTATGGGATAACCTAAGTGATATTAATGTACCGGGTGGCATTGAGCCTGTGCAGATGTGGCGCGAGCAGTACGGGGTTGATAAGTATTTCCGTGATATGCGAGGCATCCCCAGCTATGATAATTTGTGGAGTGCTTACTTTCCGCAGTGGTCAGATGCTGAGGCGGCAGTTTGTCAGATGATGTGGTGGGATTACATCGTGCCAGAGAATTATGTGGGTGTAAATTTGTTCACATGGTCGACTAATGAGCTGTGGATCAGCTTTGATGTGAGTGGGGTGCAGAATCCGTTCTTATATGAGATGCACGTTTTGCTTGAGCGGTGGTCTGCTGGTGAGGATATGCGTCCGATTTGTGGGGATTATGATTGGGCGGCGTAGAAATACCTTTATTGGGCGTGAGTGACCCCTGCGGACGCTATCCATAGCGTCCCTACAACATCCTCAACTCTTGTGATTGCTTTATTTGGGTTATATTGGGATAAAGGCAAATACGAGAGGGTTGTGAGGATGGATAAGCGCAAGGTGACATTAGATGATGTTGCAACGGGTAAGGCTAGAAAGAAGCGGTGGGGTTGTGCGAATGTGATCGCTACAATTTTAGTGGGGATATTCCTGACATTTTTTGGTTTAAGTGTATTGAGTTCAATTGTTAGTCCTGATGATGCCCCTGCTGTGCCAACTTTGGTTGCGTTCCCTAGTGAGACGTTATCTCCTGCACCGACCGATATGATTAATACCACTACTTCTGAAAGTGAGGATGATATGGATATACAAAGTGCATTAGACAGTATTCAAATAGAATCTATTACAGTTACGCAGGCTCAAAATTTTGAAATTTCTCAGACTACTATTATTCAGTTTACTATGCCTAATAATGGTGATATTGGCAAAGCCTTTATTCGTGAGGCGCTTTGTCTAGCTCGCCCATTTGTACCAGATGGATACCGATTAAGAATTGCAGGGAATAATGCAGCTGATATGGGTCTCCTTGTTGTGGGGATAAGTGCAGATAGTTTGGCAACTTTACCTTGTCCATTTGAAGGGGAACTCTCAGAAATTGCAGAGTCATATAGTGAGGCAACAGGCTTACGATGAAGAAGTGGTTTTATGACAAGATGCGGCAGACTGGTGGTGATAAGCCGATGCCTGCATGGGTGTTGGTGTTGTTTCTGGTGTTGATGGGCTTGTTCCTCTGGTGGTTGAGTATGGGGTGAGGTTATAGGCGGACGCTATGGATAGCGTCCCTACATTACTGGTATCGCAAATGAAAAAGCCCCGTCTACGCGTTAGGGGCTTTTTCATTACCTGCACATGGACTGTGAAAGGTCTTCTGTATTTAGGATAGTTTGCTGGTGTGTGTATTACGCGCAGACCCCTCCCTAACCCTCCCCATAAATGGAGAGGGAATTTTTCTACAGGGGTAATTTGTTGTTGGGATCGGATGGGATGTTGAATTTGCGACGTTTAGTCCAGTTGGATTTTGATAGGTCGAGTTTCTTGCCGACGTATTTCTCGGTGGTGGCGATGGAATGGTGGCGTAGTTTATCGCGGATGTTATCCCATTCGTACCCAAGGTCACGCATGATGTAGGCGCAGGTGCGACGCATATCATGGGCAGAGAATGATTTATCTGCATACTTTGGAATTGCATCAGCGACACGGCGAGCGACAAGGCGGGTGACGGTGCGTGAGCAGATTTCTTTCTCTGGCTTTGCCGATTTAAGGGGTGGGATTGTGCCGTGATTGGTCATCGTTTGGAATAGTGGTGTATCTGCTGTGATGCGACGTGGATCGTCATCTGCGAGGGTGTCATTCCATGCGGTAACGTAATTCTCTATCAGTTGGACTGATTCTGCATCGATGCCGACGGGGTCATATTTGTTGCGTTTGCCACGCACGGTGACAGCATAATTCTCATCATCTTGCTGGGTTATATTTGCCAAGGTAAGGCGAGCGAGTTCTGAGGCGCGTAGACCTGAAATCATGCCGAGGTAGATTAGGGCGATGTCACGCTTGCCCATGATGGTGGTGATGTCGTGATTGTTTAAGCCCGGACGGAATGAAGAAAAGAGCAGGTCGAGTTCTTCGAGTTCGAGGCGATGCCCGGTTGTTTCCATCTTGGGGCGTGAGGTTGTGGCTGTGGGTGCAGGGTTTTTCACATCACGGGCAACCTTGAATTGATGCTGGGCTTGCATGATGAACATGAAATCATTGCCTGATTGGGGTACGGGCATTTGATGCTCTAGGGCTTTGATGAAGTGACGGACTGATGCCATATAGCGTTGAATGGTGCTGGCGGCTAAACCTGTCATCGAGCAATGGGCAATGTAGCGTTGGGTATTGGCGAGTGTGGGCATCTGCATGTTGGAGAAGTCCCAGGTGTAATCCTCACCACCGTCATGGATGGCATCCCCACCCAAAAATGTGACATAGCTGGCGAGGCTTGAGAGATAGGCTTTCATGGTGTGGCGTTCGGTGCGGCTGGACGGTTTGATTTCCACGAGGTCGATGAGGGATTGTAGTGCATCCTCTGGATTGAAGTAGCGTTGCCATCCGCTCCAGTTGTTGCCAGTGGTGATTGTGATTTGTTGTGGTTGTTGGATTTGTGCTGGTAATGTCATTGTTTTTTGCTCCTGTGATTTTGAATAAACGCCATTATCGGGCGTGAAAGTTTGGTGAAAAATTCCCTCACCCCCCGACCCCCTCTCCCATAAAGAGGAGAGGGGGAGAAAAGCAAGGGATTAGTCTTCGTCGATTTTGGGTAAGATTTCGCTAATTTGGTTGATAGCTGATTGTAATGCTAGACCGCGAGTATCGAAGCCACTTTCGCCGATGATGGCTAAGTAGCGATGGTCATTCTCGATGCGTTCGGAACGATTGCCTGCGTTGTTGTAATCATCTGCAACACGCACCCATATGATAAATTGCCATGAGTTTTCAAGATGCTTATGGGTTGTGTATTCGACTGTGGCGATAAGTACACCGTCTTTGTATGAGAGTAATTTATTTTCTTCGTTTGTCATTTGCCTGTCCTCTTAGCGTTGTTCGGTTTTGGTGATGATGATATGGGTGAGGGCGTATTCCCTGAATGCACGGCTATGGACTGTGTATTGGACTAAGGTTTTGGCGGCTTCGCTATTTTCTGCGCGAACGGTCTCTGCACCTCTATAGAAGGTTGCACCGGGTGAGCGTCTGGTTTGCCAATGGACTGTGAATGTTTTCATTGGCTGTCATCTTCGATGCGATTGCCTTCGCCATCTTCATGCCAAAGGGTGGTTGATGAGCCACAGAACATGCACGTGCCTTGAATGCGAAACTTATCGGGGTTACTGAAGTATTGCCAAGGAAAGAGTGATTCTTCGGGAACACAGTCTTTGGTACCACAAGCCGTGCAATCGTAGCTTTCGCCGTATGGGTTGCCTTGTGTAATACGAGGCGTTATATTTGATTGTGACATGGGAGTTGATCCTCTCTATGTTTTTGGTGCCCCGTGAGCATTGCCGTCCAAAGCTGGCTCACGGGGTATTTGTTTATCTGTGTATATGCTAGCTTATTTGTGCATTGGTGTCAATTACATCTTACATTACAATCTGTTTATCTGTAGGTTGGAAAAACCAAATGCTTGACAATGTGTGCAAATTGATGTTATTTTTTAAACACTAGCAGTCAGGAGATATTATGGCAAAAAAACATATTCTCGTTAATCAAACGAAGAAACTCCTCGCTCTTAAAGAGCAAAAAGAACTCAAGCAAATTCTTATTAAAGATGTTGCTAAAGCTACAGGACTCCATCGAAATACCATAAGTAACATGCTCAATCACAAAAACAATACCTATAGTGATGAGACAATTGTTGCATTGTGTCTCTATCTGGATTGTGAACCTGGTGATTTACTTAAGTTAGTTGAGATTGAAACAACTGATC